GTGTCGGGCCACGCGTGAGGCAGGGGGGGGTCTAGGAGACTCCTTACCGGGGGTATCGGGGCGTTATTCATGGCTTGCGCTGGGCGGCGGGGCGGGGGGCAGGCATCTTATGCTTGTCGCGCTTGGCATTCACGTGAGGGAAAAGTCCGCACGCGTCGGAGTTCACGGCACGCTGTATCTCTCTCGCCCTGGCACGAGTCCAGAAGTGGCTGCGCTTGTACATCTGGCCGATTGCACGAGACGACAGACAGCCGGGTAAGGACAGCGACCAGCGGATGAGCTCGACGTGCCGACGGAACTTGAAGTCATCGGTCGCGGCCAGCGCATCAATGAAAGCCTTGAGCATGATGCCGACATGATCACGAGATATGAACGCGTCGACCTCTTGGCGTCTGCCTAGGTCAGTAGGATTGCAGGCCCAGTCGGGATGATTGGCATCGATGTTGAACACGTGACGAGACTGCACCATCTCGCGGTAAGGCAGCACTCCGGACTCACGCATCTTCTCCTGGGCTTTCTTGGGCTGAGAGAAAAACCACGCGTCGAACGACTTGGCATCCCTTTCGGGGGCCGTCAGGTCGTTGAGTCGGGCCTTGGTCACGCTTGCAGGGTTAAGGGTCTTGACGGCGGGGCAAGTGGCAAAGGTTGTGCCATAGGCCGTCGCTGTCAAAGCGCAGCAGTCCGCGTCGGGTGAAGCGGTAGGTAAGAGATGGATACTTGCCTTCGTAGTCGATATGCTCGTCGACCAGCGCACGCAGTTCGGAGGGGGACATCTTCTCCGGCCAGCCTTGGAGGACGATCCGTAGTTGTTCGTTCTTCCTGTCCCTGACTGCCTTTGCCTCGTCGGTGGCCTGCCTGCGGATGGCCTCCATCTTCTCCGGCTGTTCCCTCCAGGCTTTCTGGCGGAGACGGGTCAGGGCTAGCTTGCGGAGAACCCAGCCTCTCCGCGCGGTGGTACGGTTAGGTTTGGTCATCGCGTAGAACTTGCCTCCTCGTCAGAGACTCGGTCGAACCCCCAGCGTAAGCGACAGGGGGTGAGACTAGAGTCACCCCTTGTACGAAGTACAGGGGACGGAAGTTGAGTTGGAAGTTGAGAGTGGTTTGGCATGGGGGTAAGGGGTGGGGGTACGGGTGTTGACCCTCAGTTGACCTTAAAACGCCTTGGCGACCCCTTAGCGGGGCTGGAATCGCTATGCCTTGGGGTGACCTCGGTGGCACTTTCGGAGGGGGGCTGGCTGTATTCCCAGCGGATGACCCCCTTCTCGGCGGCGTGGCGGATGTAAATCTCGCCCTTGAACTGGTTGGCGTGGTCCTTGAGGCCAGCCCGGCCACGGCGCTTGGTCAGGCCGAACTTGTAGATCGGCTCTTCGCCCTGGCATCGGAAGAGGACGGCGACCTCGCGGAACCAGTTGGTGAACTCGGAGGAGCCGAGGCCCGCATAGGCTAGGTCGGCGACAGTGTGGCCTTCCTTGTCGGAGGCGGCCTTGGGTTTCCCGGTGTGGTGCATGGCCACGAGGACGGCGCCAGTCTCGAGGAGGATGGGGGCGAGGTCATGGCGCAGGAACTTGGACGCCTGCTCCTGATCGGAGACGTCGATGCCCGCGAAGGACAGGAGAGGGTCGACGAAGACGATGTCGGCCCGCTGGTCGAGGACGAGCTGACGCAGGGCGGCGGTGAAGGTCGTGCCGGTGCTCACGGTGTCACGGAAGATGGCGAGGTGGTCGCGTAAGGTAGCCCGCTCGTCGCTGTCGAGGTAGGCCCCGGCGATGACGTCCTGGAGGGCTTCGGAGATGTCGCCCGCGTCGTTCTCGGCTTGGAGCACGACGGCCCGCAGGGGGCGGGCGGGCTTGATGCCGAAGAAGTCACGGCCTAGGCACCAGTGGACGGCGGCCTGCATCATCAGGGAGGACTTGCCGGTGCCGGACTGCCCGACGATGAGCATGGAGCCGCCCTTACAGAGCCAGCGGTGCGAGCCGAGGATGCAGGTCGGGTCTTCCTTGCGCTCAAAGGACAGCAGGGCGTCGAAGTCCATGCGCTGCGGACCTGTGCGGACCTTGCGACCCTTGCGGGTTTCGGCGAGGTTGGCATAATGGTCGAGCAGCGTGTCGGGGTCGGTGGCCTGCTTGGCCGCATCGATGGCCCGACGGAGGATGGCGGCGTCGGCGATCAGGTCGGCGTGTTCGGGTCGGTAGGCCGAGGAGCCTGCGTCGCTGACCAGGAGCGAGACGGTGGACGCGTCGATAGGCGAGCCCATGTCGCGGAGTCGCTGGCTGACCGTCAGCTCGTCGGCAGGGACACCATCGGCCCCTAAGGACAGCATGGCGGCGACGATGTCCTGATGGGCGGGCTCGAAGAAGTCGGAGGGCTTGAGGTCGCCCGGTAGTGGGAAGGCTTCGCGTAGGAGGACGCCGAGGAGGTGGCGTTCCGCCGGCACGTTGTTCGGAGGAGTCATGGAAGAAGGGGTTGTGGGATGGGGGCGTGGGTGCCCGGGGTCAAGGTGCTTTCCGCTTGGAGGGCGGCGGGCCGTAATGGTCGACGGCGCGGAGTCGCCCAGTCTCGCCGATGAGCACACGATAGCGGGCCTTGACCAGCGCGCCTATGTCGAGGGCCTTCTTGATGTAGATGGATGCGGTATGTCCGGCCTTGAGTTTCCATTTCTTTGCCCACTGGTCACGGGTCAGGAAACCCTTCGGGGGCTTCACGGCGCTGCGGTTAATCTCGGCCATGACGGCCAAGAGCACCGGGTCGTTGCCGACGCGGGTGTAGAGCATCTTCCTCTTTGATTTAGCCATGACGGTCAGGGGGTGAAGGTCTTCAGGTCTTTCGTCCAGATCCATTCGTTGCCCATCTTGTGGACGAGCCATGCCTTATAATTCCCGCCAGCGGTTATAAAGCCCGCGACGAAGCCGGAGCCCCAGCGGGCGGTGGCTAGGCGGTGGGCCGAATAGGTCATGTCTTCCTTCCGGCATAGGCATCCAGCTGAGAAGGCATTCCCGCCTCCGTGCTTCGTCAGGGCGATGCTGGCGAGGTTATGCGTGTGGCCGTGGATAAGGGCGCCGCCCTGCTGGGCGTAGTGCAGGCCCTGGACGATCGTGGCGTTCGCGCCGTGGGCGTAGCCGTGCACCATCGTGACCGGGCCAAGACGATAGACTCCCTTGTCTGCGTGGTAGGGCATGATGACCTTGGCGCCGCATTTGCGGGCATGGGCGTTGATATGGTCCTTTACCCCTTGGCAGTAGTCGCGGACCAGGGCGGAGCCTGAGCCTTGCGCCGCGTCGAGCCGGTGTTCGTGGTTGCCCCATAGCCAGACGTTAGGCCGCCAGCGGGTGAAGAAGTCCTTGCCCTCCTCGATGTCGGCCTGAAGCGATTCAGCGCCTTCCTTGTCCGTACCGACGCCCTTACGCAGGGAACGGAAGTCGTACTGATCTCCGCCGGCCACGCGGATGTCGGGCTTGAAGTCCTTCGTGAACTCGAAGAGCGCAGCGAGGGCCTGCGGGTCGGCCATGTCGCCGTGGTTATCCGAGGCATAGATGAACTTGGTCAGTTTGCTCATCGGGCGTTGATGTAAGGGATGGGCTTGCCGGAGTCGAAGGCCGCGAGCATCTCGTCACGGCGCTTGCGGGCCGTCTCAAGGTCGGTGGCGATGTTCTCGACGATGTCCGTACCGCGACGACGCAGGCGGAACCAATAGCAGTCGCCGAGTTTCTGGAGGTGGTGGTTCGGGTTCTCTGCCTTGGTATAGACCACCTTGTCGTTCCGTCCGATGCGGGTATACTTCGGGCAGGCGAGCAGGAAGGCGACGCGGTCAGGGGACAGGCCGACCTTGCGGGCCCATGCCAGCGTCTCGGCATTCAGAGTCTCCATGAGCGGGCAAGGTTGCGTCCCTCGGTCATGATCTGGTTACGAGCGTTCGGCTTGAAGATATACTCCTGGTCGAACAGGTGGGACGCGCGTATCTCGGCGATGCTGTCCAGTTCCTCGTCGTTGGCAGGGCCGACCCCTGCGGTGGCGACGTAGATGGTGCGGACCTTCCAGCCTTTCTCCCAGAGGATGTCTTGGCAGACGCGCAGCTCGTTGACGTAGCGCCAATCGGAGCACACGACCGTCTCGGGGGAGGGCTGGTCGTGGTGCTTCATCACCGGGCACCAGTTGGCGAAGTGGCGGGCGAACACGTCCCGATCTAGGCGGCGGGCGAACTTGCCTGCGTGGACGAGGAAGTCGCGGTTATCGACCTTGAAGTCCTCCTTGAAGAAGTCCCCATCAAGGCCGAGGTAATCCATGTAATGGTTCGCGGCCTCTTTGAGGGCGTCGGCAAAGTTGATGTGCTCGGCGGGCCGGTTGGACCATTCCAGGATGCCGGAAGCGAGGGTGTCCTTCCCAGCCCTTGCGTAACCGCTTACGAGGACAAGGGTGGGAGGAGCCATCGGCGTGGGAGCGTCGGTCACGAGATTAGAACGGAGGGTTTTCGCGAGGCGCGTCTTGGACGACAGGCTTCTGGGAGCCCTTGGGGAAGGTCAGCTTGTACTTGAACTGGGGCTTGCCGTTCCACTCGCCGTTCGGGATGGCCTCGACGCCGATCAGGCAGGTCTTGCCGCAGGCGGGCTCGACGTACTGCATGAACTCGGCGGGGGTGGCGTCCATACGGATCTCCTCGGTGAAGGTGCCGGAGAACTTGCCGACGAGCATGGCGAGGGGCTTGGCGTACTTGGAGCCGTAGGACTTCGACAGGCAGTTGCCCTGGTCGTCGAGGAAGAACAGGCGGGCGGAGGAGGTGCCGTCCTCGTTGTGCTTCACCTTCTCGAACTTCGGCTTGATGAGCTTCAGTTTGTAGGTGCCGGACACTTCGATGGACTTGAGGGGCGGGCGGTCTTGGTTGGGCGGGTTCATGGATTAGGCGAAGTTGATGTTCGTGGCGGCGGTCGGCTTGGCGGCGATGTCGATGGTGGTGATCTGCTGCGGGTAAGCGGGCCAGTGGCCGGAGGCGGTGCATTCCTTGTACAGGGCCAGCGCCTTCTCAAAGTCGAACGCGGCCCCGGTCATCAGTTCCGGCCCCAGCTCGTAGACGGCATGGGCGTAGGGCGGCTCCTTCTCGACGGCGATGAAACGGAAGCCGAGCACGCGGCACTTGTAGGCCGACTCGACGGCGTGGCGGTAGAAGTAAGCCTGGAGGGCATACTTGTATTTGCGGACGGCCTGCAGGAAGCCGTGAGCGCTGGCATCCTCGCAGGTCTTGAGGTCGTAGATATAGCCGTCGTCGGAGATGCCGTCGATGGCGCACTTGACCAGCGTGTCACCGATGAACGCGGTGAACATGACCTCGGTCTTGGAGAGGACGATGCCGTTGTCCTTCATGCACCGGGCAGCGGAGTTGGCGACCGCGTCGACAAGGGCACCCTCTTCGGCGGTCAGGATGGCCTTGCCTTCGTTAGCGGTGACGAAGTCCTGCCACGCCTGCTTTCCGTCCTTCGTGCGCTTGTCGACTTCGGGGGCGATGGCGTGCGTGGCGTTGTACGCGTCCAGCCCTTCGAGGGCGAGCTTGTGGACCGCCGTGCCCACTCGGAGGGCCTTGCTGTCTTCGCGGGTGCGGGCGAGGTACGCCTGATAATGGGCGGGGGACTTGAGCAGTTCCTTCGCGCCGGATTGGTTAAGCGCTTGGATGCCGTCATAGATGACGCGTTCGGTGATGAGGTCGGGCATGGTGTTTGGTGTTCTGGGTGTTGGTGGAAATCAGAGAAGGGCGATGATGGCGGCGGCCTGATCGGGGCGGCGGCGTTCGATGGCGGTCAGGCACATGGTCGACCCGACGGCGAAGCGGGAGCAGGCGACCGGGCGGCTGGCATAGGTCTTGCACTTGCCAGAGCCGGACAGGTGCGGGCATCGGGCAGGGACTTCGGCGAAGGTGCGTCCGACGATCTGGAAGACGGAACCGCGGGCCGCATAGAACTCGGTCGTCGTCGGGGACGCGTCGATAGGCAGGAGGATGCTTTCGCAGCAGGCCCCCTTGCAGAGTTCGCAGGCTTTGCTCACAGGCTGTCGTCCTCGGGGTTCGCTTCCTCGACGCTGGCCGAGATGCGGCGGACGTCTTCAAGGGCGGCCTCGGCGGCGTTCTCCATGGCCTCAAGGGTGTTCCGCAGGACGCGCAGCTGGACGACGAGGACATGGACCCGGTCATGGAGCGGCTTGACCTGGGCGGACTCATCAGCGGTATCAATCTGATCGGCGAAGACCTGCAGTTCGGTGATGGCCGAGCGGTTCAGGTCGGAGAGCGTGATGAGGTCGGCGTCGTGTTGTTCATAACGTCCGGCGATATGCTGGACGGTGGCTAACGATCCCGTGATGTTTTCCACTAGGCGCTTGATTGAGTCGCGGTTGGTCATGAGCGGGTGGGCGTGAAGGTAAGTTCCTTTATCTCGCCGTTAGGAGCAAGGGTGAAATAACGCACCTGCGAACGGACGAGCGAAGGGTAGGTCTTGCGCTTCCACGCGTTGAGGTCGGTGAGGAAGTCGGCGTGCTTGCGGGCCGTCATCTCGACGTATGGGAAGCCGTCCAGAAACAGAAGCAGGGCGTACTGCTTCGGGACGGTGGCGGCGATGCGTTCGATGCCCTTGGGAACGTCAGCCATCAGAGTTGCCCGGTCTTGGCGCGGTTCCACTTGGCGATGGTGGCGATGCAGACGGCCTTGGAGATCGCGTCGAACTGGCAGAGCTCCGAGTTGACCACGTCGTCGAGGACGCGGGCGAGTTCGTTGCCAGCGTAGCGCATGGCTTGCATCTGTTCTTCCTGAGCCTTTGCCTTAGCCTGTTCGGCGGCGAGCATATTGCCCTGGTGCATGGCACGCATGGCGCCAGCGATGGGGTCGAAGGGGTCGAAGTCGTCGGAGGGCTTGCTCATTTGGTCAGGGGGCGGGAGGTGGGGGAGAAGGCGGGGGCGGAGGCTTGCGAGGGCGTAGGGCGGAAGCCAGAGGCCACGGCGCCGTCATCGTCGAGGTCGACGGAGATACCGCAGGCGGTCTGGATGGACTGGCGGCGGATGTAGGTGATGGCTCCGCCGATCTGCTGGGCGGTAAGACCCTCGGCCTTGACGAGCAGGGTGCCGAAGTCGAAGCGCTCGCCGGAGGAGTGGAGGAAGGCGGTGGACACGCCGACCTTGCCGTCTTGGCTGACGAGCGTCTGGATTAGGGCGAGGTCGTGGTCGAGGAGGACCGGCTTGATGGCGTCGAGCAGCGCGTCGAGGGACACATAACGTGCCTTGAACGCAGGGTTCATCTTGTTCGCCTTTACGTTGTCGAGTGCGGCCAGTGCCTGGACTAGTGCGGAGGTGGCGGAGGTTGGGGGCGTGGGTTTGGTACTCATGGGAGATTATTTGGCGGGCTGTTCGGCCTTCGTGACTTCACCGGCCTTGATGGTGGCCTCGATGTCGTCGAGGGACATCCGCGTGTAGCCGGGGACGAAGAGGTTGTAGTAGGTCACGCCGTTGCGGACGGTGGGGGTCAGCAGGCGGGCGACCTTCTGATCGGGCAGGATGATGTAGGACGAGTCCGCTATGATGCGGTATTCGGGAGAGGGCTTGGAGTCTTTCTTCATTAGGTTGGGAGATTAGTTGATGACGCCGCGGGTGGCGGAGTCGAAGATGAGGAGGGCGTCGGCGTTCCAGAGGGTGACGTCGACGGTGGGGAACAGTTCGGCGGCGCGGGCCTTCAACTTGTTCTTCCATTGTGTCGTCGTCAGGTCGCCCTTCGTGCCGCAGGTGTGCGTTTTCTGCCAGATGGCCGGGCGGATGCGGTGGATTTTCCAGCCCATGGCGACTGCGGCGCCGTAGAGGACGCCGGTGTTCCACATCAGTTTGCCGATGGCCGAGCCGGGGATGTTCTTGCCAGCGAACAGCGGGGGTTCCTCGAGGTAGAGCGAGACGTCCTTGGCTTTGCAGCTGAGATCGGCGAGCAGTTGGCAGACCTCGACATCGGAGGACGGCATCTTAGCGCACTCCACCGGGTCGCCGTCTGCCGACCAGACGATGCCGCCGTTCACGCCAGGGTCGATTGCCACGATGAGATGAGCCACGGCAAGACCCTTTATCGGGGCTTGGCCGAGGACAAGCGGAAAAGGTTGGCGACGCGTTCGGCGTATTCGTTGGGCCGGAACTTGCGGGCCACGGCCCCAGACCAGCCGACGTTCCAGACAAGGGCCAGTTCCTCGGGGGTCGGGGAAGCGATGCCGATGCGCTTGAAGTTCGCCCTGATCCAGCGGAGGTGCGAGGCGGCAATCATGTCCTGGGCGGTAGCGTCCCGCCACTTGGACCAAGGGAAGCGGTAGTGGCCCTCGGCCTTCAGGCGTTCCTCGGCGTCCTTCCAAGCATCGTGCCCGACCTGATACATACCGCGTTCACCGGCCTTGCCGATGGCCTTGCGGTTCATGCCCGACTCGACGTGGGCGATAGACTCCAGCAGGAGGGCGTCGGTCTTGGCCTGAGCAGTCAGCCCGAGGAGCAGCAGGGCGACGACGGAGAAGCGGGAGTTAAGAGTCATACGCGTCTCGGGACTTGTGATCCGGCGACCTCGAAGCCGTCGACCTCGTAGGAGTAGGTGATGCCGACCCAGCCACCGGCGGCGGCGTAGGCTTGCAGGCTAATCTT